AATAAATATTGTTAACCAAGAGCATCGCTAAAGGCATTAATAGTATCGAATGAACTATCAGAACTATCAGAACCGCTAGAAGTGCCATAGCCGCTAGAAGTGTCATAGCCGCTAGAAGTGCCATAGCCGCTAGAAGTGCCATAGCCGCTAGAAGTGCCATAGCCGCTAGAAGTGTCGCCACCACTTAAATTGTCATAGCCGCTAGAACTGTCAGAACTAAAACTGTCATAACCGCTAGAACCGCCAGAACTAAAACTGTCAGAACTTAAATTGTCATAACCACTAGAACTGTCAGAACCAAAAATATCATAGTCACTAGAACTGCCAGAACTAAAAATATCATAGTCACTAGAACTAAAAATATCATAGTCACTAGAACTGCCAGAACTAACACTATCAGAACTGGCAGAAATTGTGGTCATGGGTTCCAGAGTGGCTAAACCAGATGGAATATTGGGTTTCTTTATTAATAGGTCGTTGATTATATAAATTAATAATATTAACAATAAAAACTTTATTAATAAAGAGTGTATTTGCATTATTATAGTATAACATAGTATTATTTTCTCAAATAATACTATATGATATTTCCATATAAATTTCAAACCCAACCGTATATATCTTGGAAAGGACACTCTACCAATAGTGTTGTCCCAGGAAATTCGCGTGGCGGTGTCAATGGGTATAGTGATAATGCCCAAGATTTTATCGGTCCAAGTTTTAAAGCACGACCCATAAAACATTATCGGAGGAAACTAACTCCCAATCCTAACAGCGGTAAAAGCAAGGCATCTATTAGAAATATGATAGATACACCGGGAAATATGATATATTTAGGAAATAAAAGTTGTTGTGACCCAAACAATAAAGGTAGTATAGCCACAACCAACCTAATACCTACAGAAAAATATAACAAAATGTATATTCATACTGAAGATAAGTATTTTGATTCTAAATGTGCGAACATTAGTGAGTGGCAATCCTGCAATGCTCAAGACCGCCCCGTGTGTGTAAGCTGTAATCCTGAAAACAATATAATTAAGTCAGCAGTTAGTCTGTTAAATAAAAAATATTATACTGGGACAAAGTCATATCTTCAAAGTAGAGGCAAATTATATGAGCAAAAGGCTTCAATACAAAAAAAACCTGGTATTGAATATGTTGATGACGATGGACAAATGTTATGGCCTACAGATGATTCCGATGGTCCACAAAATTTCAATATCAATAATTGTTCCACAAAAAATTGTCCCGCCAAAAATTGTAATTGTGTTTGTCCTGAAGTGTGTATTAGTGTTCAGTCTTATGACCCTACACAATATGCAAGTTTAACAAGCAATCCTTGGTATGGCACGGCTCCACACACGCTCCCGTCAGATTGGTCTGAAGAATGTATGGAAGCATTATCTAAGCAGTACGAAAATATATATTTTATATATTATATTAACACTGCTAGTGAGACTTACTTCTACTTGAATGGAACTAGTGACAAGTCATCCTCGAGTTTAAACACAGGTAGCTCGGTTGCATTAGGTGAAGTAACTGGATGTTGTGGTTGTTATCAAGAGAAGGTTACAACAATTTATAAACCTAGTAATAGGAAATTTGCGGTGCAAGGAGCTGTCTCCTCAAGTAATCGTTTATTAAGATTGAAGGTCGATACCATTACAAAAAATGGCAGTTCATTTCGTTCTGCATATGGAGATGCGGCAGCTAATGCGGGTCGCTATCGTGCATCACAAAACTCTCCATATTTTATTAAAACAAAAAGTGAGGTGTGTATATCAGATAAAAGAAAACATTCAACATATCAAAAAGGAAGCAATCTATTATTTTCTCGTTCTGCAGGCAATAAAAAAATATGGAGTGCATGTTCAAGCGACAATAATGATTTAAATCCGTGTTGTGAAAAATAATTAAAAATTTTTTTAAAATTATAAAAAAATTTTTAGAAATCGTCGGATAAGTTAAAAACTTCCCCATCATTATCTTTTGTTGCCAAGGCATATTCGCCGACGCGCTTTTCAAAAAAGTTAGTTTTTCCTTCAATACTAATCATTTCCATAAAGTCAAATGGATTTGACACATTATAAACCTTTTTATTCCCAAGCTGAACCAATAGTCTATCAGCAACAAACTCAATGTATTGCGACATTAATTTGGCATTCATACCGATTAATCTACATGGGAGTGCTTCGCAAATAAATTCCTTCTCTATTTCAACAGCTTCCTTAATTATGGTTTCAACCTTGGATTTCTTGATTTTTTTATATAACAAATTATATAAAAGTACAGCAAATTCGGTATGTAAAGCTTCGTCACGCGAGATTAATTCGTTAGAAAAAGTTAATCCTGGGAGCAGACCACGTTTTTTTAACCAATAAATGCTGCAAAAGGCACCTGAAAAGAAGATGCCTTCCACGCAAGCAAATGCAACAAGACGTGTTGCAAATGACGAACGCTTATCCGTAATCCATTTAAGAGACCAATCGGCCTTCTTTTTAATACATGGAAAATTTTCTAATGCATAAAACAATCTCGTTTTTTCATTATAATCCTTAATATAAGTTTCGATCAACAAGCTATACACTTCAGAATGGATGTTTTCCATTGCCTGCTGAAAGCTATAGAAATAACGGGCTTCGCTTAGTTTTACATCTGTAGTAAAACGTGTCGCTAAATTTTCTATAACGATTCCATCTGATGCTGCAAAAAATGCCAATATCATCTTAATAAAATACTGTTCCTGTTCTGATAAGGTAACCCAGTGGTCTAAATCCTTAGTTAAATCAATTTCTTCAGCTCGCCAAAAACAATCGATTTGTTTCTTACACATATCCCACACCACGGGGTACACGACTGGAAACATTACGAGACGGTTATCGTTATCAGTAATCAGAGGGTCCGAAACAGTTTTACTCATCCTAAATAGTATATTCTTATATTTTTATATTTTATTTTTATATTATTAAGAAAATAATAACATAAATTAGTATCCAAATTTAAATAAGTTGCTTCATTATGTTCATTAATTTTAAAAATTTGTCTAATTACTATATAATGACTAAATACGATTTGGCAGGTGACGAAATTAGATATTCATTACTTTTAACAAAATTAAAACAACTCAAAAAACAACAGATGGAACATCATAGTAAAATATCACAGGATCCGACATTTGCGAACAATAACCATATGGTCGAAGTTTATAAAGAATGTTATCAAGATAGTGAAAAACAGCATAGTCAAAAAGAGGAGCAAATTGATGCCCTTAACAATTTATTATATTATTTAGAAAAATTAAGAGATGAAAATAAATTATCGAATACTTTAGACAATGAATGTGTTTTTGATATGAAGGATATTGTTACTGAATTAAAAAAAATAGACAACGATCAACTATATTAATGGGGTAATTTAATTATATTATGTAATATTAATGAGTAAATGCAAAATATCACGACGTAGAAAGCAAGGCGGGTACGTTTATGGAAAATCTGCTTCATCAACCAAACAAAAACCAAGAGCTCGTTCAAAATCGCGCCATGCAAAATCGCGCCGTGCAAAATCGCGCCGCGCAAAATCGCGCCGTGCAAAATCGCGCCGTTCAAGAACGCGTTCCCAATAATTCTCTTCTAAAAAGGTTTTTCGGATTTTTATAAAACATGACTAATTCCTGTCGTTTTTTATATTTTTTGCGCCAGTTTTTTTGTAATATTTTTAACCAACAGGTTTTTATTATAGCAACACACTCCCCGCCATCTAAATATCTTTCTTCTATAATGTCAAGCTTAATATAATTCGGTCTTGATATTATATTAAACAAATTCCTAATATTTGGATTTTGTTCACTAGACAGAATACGATTATTTAAATGCGTGCAGTAATTGTTTTTAATTAATGTAATATCATTTAAATATTCATTAGTACTAAATTCATCGGCTGTAATTGTGCAGTATAATAAATAATTTGTTGTGGCATCACCATAGGACGATTGTTGCCAGGGACCATGTATCTTTTTAAAATATAGTTCGCAAATTCCTAGACTATATTTTGAGTTCATTTTAATACAAATGAATACATATTTATATTAATCAATTTTTTCTATCATATGTATATAAGATGAATATGAAATCCCTCCTTGAAGATAAATATGTATTATATGTTATTGTATTTTTTACCGTTACTACATTGATTGGTTATTTAATGGTTGAAGATACTGAAGCCATTGTTTTTATGGTTATCATTGGATATTTAGCAACTTACTTTAGTAAAAATATGATAGTAATATTATTGATTGCGTTGATCACAACTAACTTTTTGGTTGGAGTTCGGCTTTTAAATAATAATAAGTCGGTTGAGGCATTTGGAGGTGGCAACAATCGCCGCCCTAGAAAATCCCCTCCGACAAGGCGTTCTAAAACAGTGCCGAGAGCCGCGGATGAAGCATTGGAAGCAACTGAGGCGACTGGTTCGAAACCAAGAGTTGACCAAGATGCCACTGTGGAAGCGGCTTATGGTAATATTAGCAAGTTGTTGAATACAGATGCTGTGAACTCAATGACCTCCGACACCTCTGACCTCTTTTCTAAACAAAGCGCGCTAATTGGTGCCCTGGAAAAAATGGAACCTCTTATGATGCGAGCTGGTTCATTAATGGAAAAGTTTGATATTGAAAAAATGTCTGGTATGGCCGAAAAGTTTAGTGGAATGACTGACAAGTTTGGGGGTATGGGAAAAAAATAATACTAATATATAATATGCCTTCTCGTTGCCCTCCCGGAGTAATATGCATAGAAAATATGACTATTACCTTTATTATAATAATTATCGGAATTGGAGTTCTGTACCTTACCATGAATAACAAGATAAACTCCCTCTCCATTCCAGAAATGAACTTTAACATGCCAAGCATTTTAAACAATCCTCTACGTTCCCTTGGTGCTGAAGTCCTTTTAAACCCTGCCGTTCCCCCTTTACGCGATAATCGCTTCTACCCCGATCGCACTGGCGGTGATCCTCGGGGCATGCCTATAAATATTCCAACACAAGGTCCGCCAATCGACACTGAATATCGTCAGGTTGGAATACTAACACGTATCAATGGTCCAGAACAAATTATACCTCTTATGGGTCGCCCCTTATTAACAAATAGGGATAAATGGAATTTTTATACCATGAAGGACGGTCATAATATGATTAAACTTCCTATAACTCATAACGGACGCAGTTGTACATCAGAGCATGGGTGTGATAATTTATACAATGGTGACAGTGTTTATGTGGAAGGGTATAATGACGCATTTAAAGTAACCACATATGATAATAATGTTATGCGATATATCCCATTTATTTAATTATGTAAAATACAATGTTATATTTTATTTTATCTTTTAGATTTATATGATGACAAAAAAAAGATTATTCCCATTAATATCTAATTTTACTGCTACTACAGTATTCCGAGCATTTATATTAAATGCTATTGCTATAGCAGCCATTGCAACCGTAACTGTGCAGATGCGTGCTCTTTTAGATAAGCAGGAAAATAAAATATATGATTTTTTGCATAAATTGTTAAATGGAGATAATGATGTAGATTTTACCGAATTTCAAAAACTTGTTATCATATTTTTAACAGCATTTACTGTCGCAATATTAGTATATCATATTATGTATTTAGTTTTTGGATTTGGGCGTGGGATGTTAATTGCGAGGAGAAAAAAATTATAATAAATAATTTTATATAAACAACCCTATTCATTTTATATGCCTTTATACCACACAGAAATACTTGTATCATCCTCTTGTCCCTCGGGTAAAGACTTTAACACTGGTTCTTGTTCTTTCTTGGATTTGAGTGGACAATAGTATTCCCAATCTTGTGACCAACGTTCATTTGATAACATAAGCAACTCATCAGCCCCAGTGCAACGACTGGCAATAACAGGTAGGTCCGTATAGGTTGTCATATCCCAGAATCCATCTGACGCCACCACTATCTTGTAATCTGCGCTATTATCAATATTAATCACCTCCTCACTCCAGAAGCGTCCACATACACCATTGTGTCCAAGACTATTTGTCATATTTATTTTATTTTCAGCATTGAATATAAAATAAGGGGCTCGCTCCATGGTAATTTCTGTGGACGAAAGAACCTTCGTGCGCCAGCTTGGGTCTTCCCTAACCGTTGTTGTTGGATATTCATAACTATGACCACGCCGCCCCTGTGTTTCAAAAAGCCGACACATTTCTTCTGCATTGTTAAAATCATGAATGGTTGCAGCCCATATTTCCTCTAGATTTTTATAGATGCGGCACTGAGAATCACCCACCCAATAAACCTCACACTGATTTTGAGTAATCAACACGATTGTTAATGTTGACCCAACACGATTTGTGTTGCCAAGAGCATGGATTGCATCATATATTTTTGTCATGAAATTTTCATCTTCCAGAAATTGTGCCCAATTCAAACCAGATAAATATTCATAAACGATATTTTTTCCATTATTCAAACCATGTCCATCAGCAACAACCAAATAATCAAACATCGCATGCAGGGAGGTGCCTGAAGTGGCAAAATCTTGATTCTTTTTTGGGGCACAGCGCCTCCCCTGGCAAACATGGTTATAAATGGTGTGAGTTATCGGCATTGTTGATTCTTCGTTCATTGTTTTACCATTATTAGTATTGAATATTATTGTTCAATTTTATTTACAAAGGTCTTTAATGTTTATCTTATGAGCTTTTCTTCTTGGATAAGGTGTCTTTTTTTTTGTTTTTCCTCCGCCCGTCGGCAGCTTTCGTTTCTTTCGTTTCTTTGTTGGTGGTTGTTGAGCAGCGTCGATGTCTTCGGCTCTATTTTTACTTCCTCGTGTAACCGCTGTCTTTTTTTTTGCTGATTTATCATCCGCCTTAACCTCTGCTGTAACCGCTGTCTTTTTTTTTGCTGGTTTAGCCTCTGGTGTAACCTTTATTTTTTTTTTTGCTGATTTATCATCCGCCTTAACCGCTGGTGTAACCGCTGATTTATCATCCGCCTTAACCGCT